AGGCAACGCACCTCTCCGCGAAATAACGACATTTTCTGGACGTGTGGTCGGTGACGTCATGGGCGGAAAAGGAAGTGGTCGAAAGCCGAAGCCGGTCGAACGCAAAGCGCGTGTAGGGAATCCGGGGAAACGCGCGTTGCCGAAAAATGTTGTTGCGTTGCCTAGCGTGGCACCAGACGACATTCCCGTTCCGCATCGTCCGTTGGGCAAGTTTGGTGCGGAGATGTGGGAACGAATGTGGACGGCAGGCGCGGTTTGGTTGAAGCCGACGATCGACGCAGAGTTGTTGTTGATCTGTTGCGAACTGGTTGATGAGCGCATGGTGTTGCGTGGTCGCGTGGCGCAAGATCCGTCTGCGTGGCGTGATCGACGTGGTCTGCGTGAACTAGATCGTCAGATCACGACTATTCTGGGTGATCTCGGATTCTCACCTACGGAACGTGGGAATCTTTCAGGGGAAGGAGCAAGCGGTGGTGGTTTCGCAGAACTCCACAAGCGCATCGCGTCGAAGCGCGCTGGATCCGAAGGCTAAGTGGCGTCCGGCGTTCTACACTCCGCGTAGGTATCGCGACACGGACGGCGATGAGATCATCGACTTCGCGCGTGATCATTTCACGGTTCTCAAAGGATTTCGTGCTGGTTTGCCTTTGGAGTTCACCGAATGGCAGCAATGGTTGTTGCGATCGTTGTATGAACGGCGTGATGATGGACGTCTCCGGTATCGACGTGCGCTGATCGGTTTGCCTCGCAAGCAGGGAAAGTCGTTGCTTGGTTCTGCGATCGCTGTCTATGGCATGGTCGCCGGTGAAGCAGGTGCAGAAATCTATGCGGTTGCTGGTGATCGTCAGCAGGCACGAATCATTTTCGGCGAAGCAAAGAATCAAGTGATGAACTCGCCGGTGTTGTCGAAAGAATGCAACGTGTATCGCGATGCAATCGAGATGCCACGGTTCGGTTCGGTGTTTCGTGTGTTGTCGTCGGAGTTCCGTGGTCAGGCTGGACTCAATCCAAGTTTGGTATTGTTCGACGAGTTGTGGAATCAGCAATCCGCCGATCTCTATGACCAGATGACGCTAGGTTCCGGTGCGCGTCTGGAACCGCTGGTCGTGTCCATCACGACAGCCGGTTACGATCTCGATTCCCTATGCGGTCAGTTGTATCAGTACGGGAAGTCTGTCTCGGCGAATGAGATCGACGACGAAGCGTTCGGGTTCTGGTGGTGGGAAGCGAAGGCAGATTGCAAGATCGACGACCGGCGTCAATGGACGATCTCGAATCCGAATGTCGCCGAAGGGCTGCTAGATCCTGAGGATCTGCTGACCGCGACGAAGCAGACGTCGGAAATGGCGTTCCGACGTTGGCGTCTGAACCAATGGGTGCGGTCGCAGGAATCGTGGCTACCGGTCGGTGCGTGGGAACAATGTGTCAGTCAGCCGGAGTTCGATCTCGATGCACCGATGTTCGTCGGTATCGACATGGCACTCAAACACGACTCGATCGCGATTGTGCAGGCACAGAAACAGGACGATGACCGGTTCGCGGTGCGCGCAAAGATTTGGCAACCATCTGATGAGGGAGTGGACGTTGCCGAGGTCGAGGCGTATCTACGTGATCTTCATCTGCGGTTCAATGTGCGCGAGTTCGCCTACGACCCTGCCTACTTCCAGCGTTCTGCCGAGACGCTCGCCGATGATGGTCTCCCTATGGTCGAATACCCTCAGACCGGTTCGCGCATGATTCCTGCCTGCGGTAACGCGTATGAGTTGATCGTCGGTGCGCGTGTGGCGCATGACGGATCGCCGACGTTCACGGATCAAGTCTTGTCGGCAGCGCAACGCATGACGGAGAACGGTTGGCGTCTGTCCAAAGGCAAATCAAAGCGAAAGATCGACGCGTGTATTGCTATGGTGATGGCGTTGGATCGGGCGAACTCGCGTCCGCGAGTGGGAATGGAACCGCAGGTGTTGAATGTCTGGGATTAGAAGGATCATCAAAGCGATCTGGTCACGACGTCCGGCGTTGAGTTCGATCATGGAGATCGCCGGTTTCGTGGCACTCATGCACGGCATTGCTGTATTCTCGAAGCCGATTGCGTCTATCGTAGGCGGAATCCTTCTGATTGTGGCAGGTGGGCTGAGAGCGTGAGTGTTTGGAGAAAGACAGAGAGGCGCGCACTTCCCGTCTCGATAGATCCTTACCAGATCACCGCACGACCGGCATTGCCGAACTATTCCGGTGAGATTGTCGATGAGTTCACGGCGTTCGCGTCATCTGCTGTTCTTGCGTCGGTGTCGCTCATCGCGGATTCGATCGCGTCGATGCCGGTGGAACGGATCCGCTATCGCGGTGATCGCATCGAGAAACTTCCATTACCGTCTGTCTTCGAGCAACCGAACGATCATCAGACGATGTATCAGTTCGTGCATCAAGCCTGCACGTTGATCGCGGTGCATGGCGTCGATTTCATTTACGCACCGCGCGGATCGGCAGGTCTGCCGGTCGAGATGCGCAACCTTCCACCGCGTCTTGTGACGATGTTCTACGACGATGACCAGTTGATCTACAAATACGGCAAAGCACGTCTCACGACGAACGAGATCAAGCAGATCTCATGGCTAACAATGCCAGATCGTCTCATGCCGTTGTCACCGTTGGAAGCACAACGGAACACAATCGGTATGGCTATCGCAATGGATCGGTTCCTGTCGCAGTTCTATGGCGAGGGTGCGACACCATCATCTGTCTTGGAAACCGATCAGGCGTTGTCGAAAGATGCAGCCGAGACGATGCGCGACACATGGGAAGACTCGCATTACAAACGCCGTCGTCCGGCTGTATTGACGAATGGTCTGAAATGGCGTCCGATCACAACGAGCGCAGCAGATATGCAGATGCTTGAACATCGCGAAGCGATCGTCCGCGACATTGCGCGCACCTATCGTGTTCCCTTGCATCTCATCAACGGAACCGGTGGTGATTCACAGACGTATCAAAATGTTGAGCAGGCTGGTATCAACTTTGTGCGGTACACGTTGTTGCCGTACATGAGGCGTCTCGAAGATGGTCTGTCGCAGTTGCTTCCCTATGGGCAGCGGATCCGTTTCAATGCCGACGAGTTCCAACGTGCCGATCTCGCGACACGCGTCCGCGCACAACAGGCGCAGATCATGGCTGGCACACTTACACCAAACGAGGCGCGTTCGATGGAGAACCGCGAACCGTATGCAGGTGGAGATCAGTTTGTGCTTGGATTTGCTGGCGCACCGGTCGCTGGTGTCGAAGGTGGGGAACTGCCGACACTCGGAACAGATGAGGAACCGCCAGAGTGAAGACAACACAAGTGACAGTCGAAACTACTCCGACACTCGTCGTCGATTCGGACAACGTGAACCGGTACATCTATTTGCAGATCGTGGACAGCGCGACTGTCTATGTAGGTGATTCGACCGTTACAACATCGACCGGTATGCCGTTAGAGAAGCATTCCTCTCCGCAGCAGTTCTTTCTTCCGACCGGTCAGAAGATGTACGGAATCGTGACAGCACAAGTTATGACGGCGGATCTTCGGATCATGACTCCGGACGTGGACTGATGCCATACGGAATATCTGACGCACAGTCCGATTGTTCCGTCTGGGCGACCGTAAAGCAGGAGTCCGACGGATCGTTCACGACGATCGGCTGTCACGAATCGAAGCAGGACGCAATAGATCAGATGGTTGCCGTGTCGATCGCCGAAGATCTCGAACCGTTGGGTGAAGTCCGCGAGATGTATGTCGAGGAAATCGAAGTCGAAGCAGTCGTCGAAGTCGAAGCGGAAGACGTCGTCGAAGTCATGTCCGAAACAGGTCTCTCCCCACGTGACGCTGCACTCTATGACGCGTATGAAAAGATCGCGGAGACGTTCGGTATGTGGTCGCAAACCGATGCGCACTACTTCCCCGAATCACCCTTTGCCGATGAAGGAATGAAGTGTGTGAACTGTCCGCTGTTCGTCGGTGGTGGTCGCTGCGAAATCGTTGAGGGTGAGATCGCGCCGAATGGCATCTGCAAGTTGTGGGTGATCCGCAAGGATCTACTCACCGAATCGGAACCACGCGAGATACCGGAGACAATCGAGCATCGTGCCGTGAATCTGTCCGCACCGGAGTTCATGAGGGACAACGCGCGTCGCGGATTGAAGTATCACGAAGACGGTTTGTCCGGCGATGGTCTCAAAGCGCAAACGGTGGAAGATGCGCGCGAAATGGCAGCAGGTCGCATCACCGAGGCAAAGTGGCGCAAGATCGCACCGTGGATTGCGCGTCACATGGTTGATCTTGAAGCGGAAGGTGTCGCGGACGGCGAGATCACCGCAGGCATCGTCGCTCACTTGCTTTGGGGATCCGGTTCGACTAAAAGTGACGCCGAAAGAACAATGAACTATGCTGAACGGATAGTGTCGCAACTAGACGAGGAACGAAGCGTGGCAGAAACAATCGAGAATAGGACGACGAACTGGGTGGTGCGCGACGAGAATGAGTCGCGCCGTATCGCGTTCTCGAACCTCGAAGTGCGCGCGATCGACGACGGCACAAAGTTGGTCGGATACGCAGCCGTGTTTGATTCACCGTCTGAGCCGTTGCCGTGGACGGAGTTCGTCAAGCGTGGCGCATTCACCAAGACGCTGAATGATGGTGCAGACGTCCGTCTCTTGTTCGTCCTTGAGGGCGTACCG